ATGGTTAAACCGCGTTAGAATTGACGAATCAGTAAACGCGCAGTAGAACATTGTCGTCAACTAGTACCAACAAGCAACCCCTGCTTATTGACCGGCCGTTATTTGATTCGGTTCGGGTAACGACTCAAACTGTTGGTAGTTCTACTGCCAATACTCTCTTTGTGCAAGGCGGACAAGCTCCATCGATCTTGGTGGATATGGACGCTGCTCTGCAAGAAGATAACAATAGTGGCGGCGTTGTTGATTCCATTACTATCAGTCGTAATGACTTCTATCGTGACCCAGATTACACCATCAATGCAACGACTTCTGGTACTGTTATATCTCTTGTCAGTGGTCAGATTGTGTTTGTTGCTGCCACTGGGGTCCTAGCCACCGCTCCTGGCAGTGGTTACGGCTATTACACTTACACAGGGGCAACCACTCTTACAGGCGTTAATACCGCACTGGTGTACTCCGGTGGTACCTCCAGTGGCTTTGCATACAACGGTGTTGCTTACGGTTATCAGCCAGCAGTAACCTTTGTCTTCTACCAGACTCGTGGTACGACCGTCCCCATCCCAGCCTCTGGTGACTACCGTGTGTTGTTTGCAAAGACTCTCCCCGCTAACAGCGGTACTGTCGACTGCTCGGACGTGATGCCGCAACTGGCAGCTCCTATGGCGCAAGCAGGTAATACCACAGGTCTAGGTTCCACTGCACCACTGCGGAATAAGGGTATCTACCTGGAGCGCGGCGACCGTATTTACGTGGGTGTATTTCCTGATGGACCCAACATCTCTGGCTATACCCCTGGCGTACACATCACTGCTCAAGGCGGATTCTTCTGATCATGGCCAAAAAGAGTGGAAGCTCTTTTGGTAATTTCAACCGGTCTGAAGTCTTTGATCCGAGGCCGGTTAAACCGATTACGACTGAGTTCTCCAAAGGTTCAGTCCCAGATTCCATCTATTCGGCAAACAGGGAATCAGCTTGGTCTCGCTGGCGACGTGGCTATGAATTAGCTACTGCTACCTTCTACGACAACGGCTATAACTATCCTTTTCAATACCAGATTCCTGTTCCTTCTGGTACGCCAAGTTCTGTTGTCAATCCATCTCCAACCGTATCAGGGACTTTTGTAGGGTTCCCGACCAAGAACAAAGAGATGGGAATGCATTGGGCAGGCTGGCGATATGCCGGTTCAATGCGTAGCGACAAACTAAAAGACCCAATCACAAATCAAAAACTGTTTGTTGAATCAATTACAGAGGATGCAAACTACTGGTATGTAAAGCTTGCTGGTTCCTGGAGCGCAGGCAATCCACTTCCTCCGCCTTTTTTTGTTGCTGTTCCAGGGGTGCCGAATGGCTTAACACCACTGAACAGTGAGATCCTCGAAGATCGTGTCATTGATATCGATGGTGAAATCATTGATCGTGATACGATCAACCCACAAACACAAAAACGATACGGTTACACCCAGGCCGTCTTGGTTGCTACAAATCCACTGACAGGTGTATTAACACTCCGTAAGTCCGGTTCTGTGCAGGTAACACCGGATAAAGAATACATCTCTCCTGCTCCTCAACCTTTTACGGTTGGACGTTATCTCATTACAGGTGCAAGGTTTTGTTGCTCGTGCCAAGACTTTACGCACCGTGATTTTGCTTTTATGCGTGACATCACAAAACCCATGAAGAAGCTCTACCCACGCAGTGGCGCTTCTTCTATTAAGCCTGGTCGTTATGAAGAAACAACATTGGCAGGTGTATTAAATAACAGTGCCATGACTGTTGCATCTGTGAATAGACAGATGACGGTTTATGCGCCTAGTGGTTTTACCCTTCCTTTTGATGTCGCTCCATCTACCGTTGATCGTCAAGCTACACGAGATAACCCTGGTGTTTACAGAGATTTTGGCGCAACATATACGAGGAAAACTGGAACGCCCGCTATACCAGGAACAACGGCAGATGGCATGCCTTCCTATGAAGACTACAAAAGCGAGCAAGGTATTGTCACATCTTTAACTGATAACTGGGAACCGCTGCTTGATGAGCTGCGCTATTGCAAACACATTTACGCTCTTAAGTTTGCCGACAATACATTTCCGCCCGAACCATCTGATTTTCCTGTTGGCATAGGAAGCATGGCTGCATGGGAACAAAAACTTGTTGACCAAACAGAAAGTGAGCAAAAAGATATGGACGCAGTTAATCTGAATCGGTTTTCACTGTCTCAAATGGATGTACCACCTTATAACTGTCAATCACCAATGATGATGCCAATGATGCAAAAACTGTTTAATGTGCCTACTCAATTCATTGTCATGCAAGGTTTCACGATGTTTGATAAGAACGGACAACCTTACAAGCCATAACAATTCATGTATACTTGAATTAAGTCTCACGAGACTTATCAAGGTTTTCTTTATCCTTTACGAGCTAGTCCCACCGTTCGATATGGTACGGGTACTTGGCTCATACAGCACATGACCCACCAACCGCCCCTGGATCAGCGGATTGTGGATGAGTATTTCCGCTTAGCATCCAGTAGAAAAACAAAAGACATTGCTTGGCTTTACGGCATGGTCGCCACCTATGGCATCAAGCCAGAAGACTTAGCTGACCTTGACTGGGGACCAGATCTTTCCATTTCTGTCCCTGGTAAAAAGCGACTTGTACGCCCACTCCATCCACAGTGGGTTTTCTTGTTTGGTCTAAAAGAAAAACAGCCCCGCGATTTGCAGAGCTGTTTGCCGTCCATCAGTTCGTCCATGTATGAGGCAATGGCTTTTCAGAATGTTGAATTCAACATTACTGATCTAGTCCTCGCTCACAAAATGCGCAAGAATCACTATAGGCAGATCAAGCGGCTACCGGCATCATACCCTGCTTTTGCAGGTGTTTTCTGACGGCTGTCACATTCCAGCGATAGCTGTCCCTGGAACGGGTCTCCGGGAATGCCGCGTAATGTGGGCCAAGCTTCAGGGTGCCGTCATCGCGGTACTTGAAGAGCGTCTTGCGGTCGATGCCCAGGAGTTCTTCGATTTGCTGAGCAGAGACCCAGCCAGGGTGCTTAGCCATTGATGTGGCGGTGGTTACACATATACCTTACCTGGAGTCAAGACCCGGTCAAGGCTCTTAAGAAAGGTTTTATCTCTTTGTTTGGAACTGGAAACCGTATGGGGAAATTAGAATGAATTAACGGCAACCAAAGAGCATGTTTTGCAGCCAGCACGAGCCTCTCGCCCTGCTAGTTGAATTAACACCAAAACTTGCCAAGAAACGTTTTAGAGAAAGTATATACCAAGCTTGGGACCATAAGTGTGGTTATTGCGATGCAGACGCAACAAGTCTGGACCACATCGTACCACGTTTTAGATCTGGCTGCTCTAATCGTCATAACTTGGTTCCTGCTTGTGCCAGATGCAATGCGAATAAGGCATCAACCGAAATGGAAACCTGGTATCAACAACAATCGTTTTTTACGCAAGCAAAGTTAGATAGAATAAAAGCCTGGATGAAACCTGTTGACTTTACGGTCATTGATCTGCAAGAACATAGACAAGTATCATGACAACATTTAAGCAGCAGTATAGTGATTTTTTAAGCATTCTCAATAAGCTCAATAGCCCTAAAGAAACAACAACAACAGAACTTGAATTTCCAAAAGAAACACAAGTACCTGTTGAAGAAAAGCCAAAAAAACAACTCACGACTTATAAAGAAACTCTTCGGGCACCTACTGATCTAGAGCGTCAGATTTTACGAAGCGCTCTTTTGGATGCCCCACAGGGACAGCTATCGTGGGCAAAGCAAGCTGCAAATAATTACGTCAACGCCAAAGGAGAGGAGGTTTTTAAAAACCTTTCAGCAGATGCCCTCAAGCAAACACTTAACGAATACCAGAAAGCATTAAAGAAACAACAAAGTTTTTCCATGCTTCAAGGCATGGGATTGTCTGAAGTAACAGACATGAAGGAGAGTATTAAAAACTCCATCATGGGTGATATTGGTTTTGGAGGATTTGTTGGAACAAATAAAGGATCCACGCAGGAAAAAACACTATCAGATCGGTTAGATAAAGCGTTAGGTATTGGGTCCTCTGTTCAGTACAACTGGCAAAAGTGGTTTGATGACACAATCTCGAAGCGCTATCAAGATCTTGACACCCTTAAAAAATTAGAAGGAACAAACATATCTCCAGAAGAAACGCAACGGATTGAAGAGTTAAAAAAACTTGGTCAAGCTTTTGTACAAGATTACCTGAAGCCTCGTTTTGATACTTCTAAATCGATCAGCGAGTTTGTTAGCTACATGGATGTGAAAGAAGAAGAGCAAAACGTTTTACAAACGCAGCTGGCATCTAGTGCCCTGAAAGACTACGCAGAACGACAAGCAAGAACTTATATTGATTCATTAGGGACAACGCCAATAACAAGAGAGTTTGATCCAGCTTTCTATAGAAATCCGACATTGCTTACCGGGTCTGACAAAGTAGAGAAAGCAACTCTGTACAGCAAGCAAAAAGAAGAGTTAGCTCAGTTAGATCCAAATGCACTCGTTGAGAAAGAAGGGAAAACATGGAAAGAATTAGCTTACGAATATGGCCTGGACATTGAAAATAACACAGACGATTTTGCGCGTTTACATTACGAGATTATTGGTAAAGACAAGGGTTATGATCCTGTTGCAGACTCTTATACAGGTGCAGATTTACAGAAGTTTATTAACACAGACTTGGCAAAAGCCCTGGAAAAACAACAAGGCACTTATATCAACTCTGTTTTTACCCCGTTTGTAACAGCGGACGCGAAGGCTAGCGAGTTGGTAGCCAAGATGAATTTACAGAACCTACCGGCAGATTTAAGAACACGGCTTAAAGAGCTGGGCGTTAGCGAAAAAGAAGATCCTGTGGAAGAAGTTAAAGATGCCTTGTCGCAAGTTTTACGCACCGATCCAGCGCTTCAGGTTAGAGAGCAGATCCGTCAACTGAATGAACAGTCTATTAAACCAACGCAAGAAAAACTTGGATATGGGTACATTCAAAGAGACACAGATGAACAAATAAAACCACAAGCAGGAGGAAGTGCTCTATTCAATGTCTTTAAAAAAGCAGGATACGGAGGAAGTGAATCAGAGTTTTATACAGAGTTTTTCCCTGATGCTACAGAAGAAGATAAAGGACTTACTTATAGCAGTTCTCAGTTAAAGAAGAAAGGTGGTGTACAAGATCTTCTTGGTTTTAGTATGCCTGATTTTTCTGATCCCTTTGCTGCTATTGGTTCTTTAGACAAGATGTTTACAGATAATTCAACAAAGAAAAAAGAAACGTACGTACCAACACGATCAAATTACTTCAAGTACTTTACGGACGAAGAAGATGAAGGTGCGCCTTCCTATTTTAATATGGGATCAGGTGGTGGATTTGGATCGCTCTTTGGTTAATACACATGTCAGACAAAGCACGTAAAGCAGCATCAGCTGCTGGTAGGTACAAGAAAGAAAACATGAAATGCAATAAGCCTCAAAGGGCTCCCAAGGGAGATAAGCATAAATATGTTGTGAAAGCGTGTCAAGGCGGAGAAGAAAAAATTGTACGTTTTGGTGCCAGGGGTTATGAAGACTACCTCCAGCACAAAGACGAGGGAAGACGTGCTAACTTTAAAGCGCGTCACAACTGCTCCGAGAAGAAGGACAAACTGACTCCCGGATGGTGGGCGTGTAATTACAACTGGTAACAACTATGGCAAAACCCAAATCAACCACAGTCCGACTTGAGTCCAAGCCCAAGAAAACACGTCAAGGTCAGGGGCGTAATTCTTTACCTAATCATGGCCGTAAACTTAGTCGCGGTCAGGGTAAATAATTTGTGTATGATTGGAGGTAATTATAGTTACCTCCATGTCGGATCTTTCGCGTGCCATTAATCTCATTCGTAAATACGAAGGGTTTAATGAAAAGGCATACCCAGATCCGCACACTGGTGCAGAGCCATACACCATCGGGTTTGGGACTCAGTTCTATCCCGATGGTTCTCCCGTCAAGCAAGGTCAGCGTTGCAGCCAAGAGAAAGCTCTTGAGTACCTCTTCCATGAGGTCAACGTCATTGAGTCCCAGCTCCAGCGGCAGAACCTAGGGCTTGACGACAACATGCGCCAGGCTCTAGTCTCGTTCATTCATTCGGTTGGCTGGGAGTCCTTCTTGTACAGCCACATCATTGATCATGTGGAAGCAGAAGATTTTGCCAGTGCCACCACGGAGATGAGTCGTTGGATCTTTGATCAAAACCACAAGGTCGTTGGCGGTCTCCTGGAACGCAGAAGAGAAGAGATGGGTCTTTTTCTCCGTGATGTGGACACCAGCCCCTGGGCTTCCACCGAAGTCCTGTTAACCGCCTTCCGTCATTACAGTGCTGCTCCCCATGAGGTGCGTGCAATCCGGGCCTTGGAGGAGCGCATCAATCCTTATATCCTGTCTGAGTTTGCCAATAGTTTTCGTATCGACGACGATCCATGGACCGACTTCAGTGACGAGTCCGTCGATCTGATATTCAACGGCTAGCATTAGAATAATTGCAACTAGCAAATGCAGAGTGGAATGGAGCGTTCAGTCGAGCCACGGGAGTTTGAACTTCCTCTTGAGCTTCAATTTGCCATGCGTAAAGCTGAACTCCAGTCTGAAGAGATGACGTGGGAAGAGCTGCGTTTTGCTTTGTTAAGCCTGTACCATCAACGTTTGATGGAGTGGCACGCCATTAAAGACATCATGGCAGCAGAAAATATTGAGATCGATTGGGATCATCCAACCGACCTCGAATTAGCTGAACTCGCCGCCGCATGTGGTTATTGCGACGACGAGGATGATGACGATGAACTTCAGCCTTTCTGAGCTTCGTCTAGTTGAATGAGGCGGTCCAGATACCACTGAGCTTTTTTCAGTGATTCTGTACCGCCTTTATGTTTTTCACGCCATACGTACTTTTGGATATTTCCTTTCAGATATCCGCGATACTCTTCGTCTGTTAATGCGGACTCGATTGCTTCAATGCATTCGATACTTCCACCATCAGTGTAATGAGGCGGGTGATTAACCACATCCTTTTGGATAATAGGGGTTTCCTCTTTGGTAGCCCAAGGCACAGGACAGATGCCACCAGGACAGTCACTCATTTCTTCTACCGGAGCAAACCACGACGTTTTGCTGAGAGCATCTGCTCCTTCTCGTCCGGTTCCTCCAGTTCCAACACCAGAGTCTTTGGTTTCGGAGAGGCTCCCATCGCCAAACCCTGCTCCATTGAGGGGATATAACCCGTCATTCCAGGCCGTTGTCCCTCGAGATTCAATGGATTTCTCTCTAGCCCCTGTTCGCATGCAACCAAACCACGGTTGAACATATCATAGAGCGGAACGTCATTCTCTGCGTTATCGAGAGGCGCACCAAAATCTTCTTCATCAAGACAGCGGCACTTTACTTCGTCTTGAACAAACGCATCTAGGAATCCTGCGGCGGAATGCATCACGGAACTAATTGATTTACTGCTTCTACAATATTAAGATGGCTAACCGATTTAGACCTACTTACGATCCAGGTGTTGACTCTGGTACCTCTGGAGCTGAGGTATCAGACCTTAACCCAGGCTCGGACTACAATACGGATTTGCGTTATGGCAGTGAAAAGGATAAATTATATGAACGCAAGGCAGATGAGCCAACAGTTACTCCTGGATCTTGGCCAGAGCGCCCATCTTACACACGAGAAGGAGACGTAATAAATGAAAGAAGAGCTGAAAAATTTATTAAATCAGCCAAAGCTGCGGGCAAATTTAAAATTGCAAGCGATTTAAAAGAATATACAAATAACGGAGAAACACCAAGAAATTCTTATTTAGTAAATGCGCGATCTTTCGGCCCTCCCTTCGGTGGTGTACAAACACCGTCTATGGGAGAATCAGGAGGGCGTTCTGGATCTGTAGGCTATGCAGGTAAGCCAGAGAAAAATTCGGGCAAACCTTATAATTGGCTTGATTCTTTTGGCTAATTAAACCTGAGAGAAAACCACGTTGTTTGGTTGGTCTTGGTACTTACCTTTCCGGTCTTGGTACGTTGTGTGGCATGGATTACCACGATAGAACAGTAGTTGCGTGATCCCTTCATTTGCATAGATGCGATTGAAGAGCCCAGTGCAATTACTGATTTCAAGCGTTAGGTAACCTTCCCATCCACTTTCAGCTGGCGTAATGTTGACCAGGATACCTGAACGTGCATAAGTAGATTTACCTACAGCAACAACGGTGACATCACGAGGAAGTTTTAGACGTTCTTGGGCAACACCAAGACAATAGCCATACGGAGGAAGCAAGAAGTATTGACCGCGTTCATCCTCCAGCAGATCAGCTGGTTTCAGGATATCAGGATCAAAGTTCTTTGGATCGCAGTCCCCAGCCTGGACCTTACCAAAAATTAAGCATTGTGCAGGAGATAACCGGATGTCGTAACCGTAAGAGCTAAGTCCATAACTCAGAAGCTTACGTCCATCTTCTTTGTTGATCAAATGAT